AATCGAAGCACAGAACGCATTCCTATCTGCGATTGAAGAACAGGAAACCATTGCACCATTAAAGGTTGTACCAAGAACCGATGCGGTTGCTAGTTTGTTGATGACTGGATACCACTCTATCAAACCGATTGTTATTGATGAAGAAGATGATATGCGTAACACACTCTTGTTGCGTGATGACTATGGTGGTCTGTATGAGAAACATCCGACTATCAATGAGATTAGATCTACCATGAGAGATGAGACAAACCGTGAACACATGAATGATTATGAAGTTAAAGTTATCGATCAGTTAGTTGCTGACGGTAAACTCGCTGCTGATTGGAAGAGTACTAACCCGCCCAAAATAGGACGTGTTTCGAAGGGTGGAGAGATTAGTCCAAAGTATGGATATAATGCTCTGGGTAATTCAGTGAACAATAGAGGTAAGAGATTTAGATGATTATAGCACCCGACCAAAAATTCAATCCAGATTTTCAGGACAAAATTACTGGGGGCACTAAACTTGCACCCGGCGTTACTCTATCCAAGTTCTTTGGAGGATCAGGCAATCCCTGCAGTATCTCTTCGATTGAAAAATATAGGTTGAACGAGAACGACGAATTAAAACAACTCGCACGTAACCTATATCTCCATGCAGAGTTGTTTAGATCCATTAACGGTAAAACTGATCAATTCAAAGATATACGATTGATTGTTGTTGAAGGAGTATACCGTGGTGGCCCTCAAGAAGGGTTTGGAGATAACGAAAAAGAGATTCGGGGTGATAATATACTCAAACAAGAAGGCAGACTTGTAGTCTATAAAGTAATAGACGAATTCGGTAAAGTTGATTTGGAAAGAACATTCGACGTTGCGGAATACTGGAAAGACTACATGAACTATGAACTGCTTTCACTTGAGTATGATAAGTGGGATCCTAGTGGTGTAATTAATGGACAAATAGCAGTCACTATGCCGAAAGTTTCAGACAGTTATGATGTAGATTTTCCTATGGGCGTACAGACCTTTTACAATGGTCAGTTGTTTAGTGCAAATGAACTGGTCGAAGTTCTAGAAAATTAGTATAAATAGAATTGTATAATTACAGGAACCCATAATGGCACGTGCGTTTTCAATAGAAGATGGTGGTACAGGAAAGACCACAACGGTCAAGACCACCAAGAACCGTGAGTACATAGATCTCGATCTTTCGTTTGCTAAGAAAGGATCTGGTGACGTGTATAAGAAAACGTCTCTTGCGGCAATCAAACAATCGATTAAGTTATTGTTGATGACTAACCGCACAGAGAAGATTTTTTCTCCGTACCATGGTGCGAACCTTCAACAGTATTTGTTTGAATTAGGTGATCGGAGAACAATATCTGATATTAAGTATGCAATCACACAAAACATTAAAACGTTCGAACCAAGGGTTGATCCAAAGACTTTACAAGTACTTCCAGTTTTTGATGAAGGCAACAATACCTTGGAAGTAACAATTATATTCAATGTAGTAAACTCTAATGAATCAGTAGAATTTACCACACAATTAAATAGGTTACGATAATGGCACAAACCACAACTATTAGTTCATCTGCTCTAGATTTTACTTCTATAAAAAATAATTTAAAGAAGTATCTTGAACAACAGAAAGAGTTTGCGGATTATGATTTTGAGGCATCTGGTCTGTCTAACCTGTTAGATGTACTTGCGTATAATACGCACATCAACGGTCTTACTGCAAACTTTGCTCTGAACGAGTCGTTCTTGAATACCGCACAACTTAGAAGTTCTGTAGTATCTCATGCAGAAACTCTTGGGTATATTCCCGGCAGTAAAACTGCATCTCAAGCAAGAATTAATATGTCATTTAACTTGGGAGAGAATACTCCTAATGTCCCAGAGAAATTACAGATTTCTTCTGGATACAAGTTTACTGCTGCAGTGGATGATGCATCGTACACTTTCCAGACACAAGAATTAATCGAAGCACTGAACGATGGTAACAACTTCTTCGAATTCAAAACTCTGAATGGTGACAGAAACATTCCTATCTATGAGGGTATTGCTCGTACTAAGACATTCTTTGCAGGTGGTACTGGTGAAGACATGTTGTATATTATTCCAGACGCAAACATGGATAGAGCGACTGCTGTAATCAAAGTGTTTGAAAGTGCGACATCTGCCGACTTTACTACTTACACAAATCTAGAGACTGCAACTCAGATCACTGCTACTACACCTGCATACATTTTGAAAGAGGCACCTAACGGATTCTTCGAACTAACATTCGGTAACGGATCTACACTTGGTGCAGTGCCCAAAGCAGGTTCTAAAATTACTGTAGAATATCTGGCAGTGGATGGTGCTAACGCAAACGGTGCAAGAATTTTTGAACCTATAAATACTGTAGAGGTAACTGAACCTCCTAGTGGTGTTGGACTAGAAAGACTACCTATTGTATCAACCAATTCTAAGTCTATAGGTGGTGCAGACAAAGAGAAACTAGACTCTATTAGAAAGAATGCACCATTCCGATATGCAACTCAAAACCGTATGGTGACACACGTTGACTATGCGAATCTTATTTTGAGAACGTATGGTGCATTGATCAAAGATATTATTGCATGGGGTGGAGAAGACAATCTAGAACCAGAGTATGGTACTGCATTCTTATCGATTGAATTCAAACCAGACTTGACTCAAACGATTATTAATCAAACCAAAGACAACATTCGTGTACTCGTTGATCAAATGTCAATCGCTTCTTTTGGATTGAAGTTTACAGATCCAATCAAGACTTTTATTGAGGCAAATGTATTCTTCCAGTATAACCCAGACTATACTAACCTGTCAATTAATGCGTTGCAAGAAAAAGTACGTAACACTATGACAAATTACTTTGTTACAAACACAGGTAAGTTTGGTCAAGCATTTCGTCGATCTCAGATATTGGCAGATGTGGATGAAGTCAGTAATGCGATTCTTTCTTCTCGTGCAGATATCAAGATGCAACAAAGATTTTTACCTTCTGCCGGAATAGAGCAGGACTTTAAATTTAGTTTCCCTGTACCTATCGCCACACCGGACGATAAGAATCAGATCATTGAAAGTTCTACATTCAAGTTCAGAGGTAAGAACTGTAAGATCAGAAATGAGTTGGTACAACCGACTGCGACTGCAAGTGTTTCTTCTAACCGAATAGAATACGATATCTACGGAAGACCGATTGTCATTCAGGATATTATTACCACAACAACTGCAACTGGGTTGGTCACTGCAACATCTACTGCTTCTGTAAATGGTACAGTTAGTGTTTCTGCGGTAAGTGGATTAACTGCCGGTACTAAACTGCAGGTTGTTGATATAGCTACAGGTGAAAAATTAAAAGATAATGTGGGGTCTTATGTTGCCTCTACAGGAAGGGTCAATCTAGTAGGATTTCAGGCAGATGAAAGTAAGGTGATTAAACTTTCGTGTGTTCCTGCGAACGCAAGTGCAATTGTTCCAGAACGTGAATACATATTGCAATATGATAATACTCGACTGAGTGCAAAAGGACTTCGTACAACGAGCAGTAACTAATGACTAAGACTACTCTTGACAAAACGTTAAAGGATACTATTCGTAGAGACCTCAATTTAAGAGAACAACAAATTGACTCTCTCTTACCTGCTGTCGTTCTGCAGGAATATCCTAAGTTCGTATCCTTCTTAAAAAAGTATTTCGAACTTCAGGAGCAGGACGGATCGTTAAATAGATTCCTCAATAATGTTTTCGAAACAAGAGATGTAAGTCAAACGGATTTAGACCTCTTAGAATACTTTGAGGATGACTATCTACTAGGACAGAATTATTTCGAAGGATTTGATGATAAGAGAACTGCAGTAAAATACTCCAGTTATCTCTACAGAACTAAGGGTACACGATATAGTATTCGTCAGTTCTTCAAGACCTTCTTCGGTATTGAACCAGATGTGGTTTATACGAAACAATATATATTTAAGTTAAACGAATCTAGGGTTGGTGCGGAATCTGCTCGATATTTGACAGACAACAAACTGTACCAGACCTATGCAATTCAGATTCGTTCTGAATTATCGGTTGCACAATGGAGGGATGCATATAAGTTGATGGTTCACCCTGCGGGGATGTACCTTGGTGGATTAACGCAGATCGTTGGTACTGGATCGTTTGAAGAATTACAGTTCGATCCAGGCGAAGCAATCAAACCACCAATCGTATTGGAAGGTACTGCAGACTTCGATGAAAGGGGACACGCACAACACACTGCATTGTTTGATATTAATAATCCAACAGACCCAACCGGAGATCGTATACAGTTCAGAATGATTATGGGATCTGGACGTGGTGGTAGAACCCCGTCAACAGACTACCCAACATTTACTGGTAACGATCTTAATGACGTAGGTGATCTAACTGTTGTTCAGTTGGATAAACTATACTCTAGCATGGCAGAGTTCTTGTCACCCAACTCACCAACGTTGGATGATGATTCAGATGGAACAAGCATCTTGACTGGTAGTACTCCTATCGGAGAAGATTCCGATGTATGGAATGCACGTGTAGGTATGACCGGATTCGATATCTCTAGTACGGAAACAATAGACCAAGAGAGATTTGATTGGGATCCAAGAGTAAGTCGTATCGATTCTGATAATTTGACGTTTGGATTAACTCCAGTGGGAGATTCTGACTCAGAATTGTCACTAAGAAACGTAATTGATGGCGATTACTAGTATAAATAGACAGTATAACCTTTAGGTAAAAGAGAATGACTAAACAGGTATTAAACAGAGGAACAATTGCTAACGATGGTACGGGTGATACACTCCGTACTGCGTCATTGAAAATTCAGCAAAACTTTGATGAGTTGTATACCAAGTTAGGTGACGGTCAAGCATTGATGACCCTCATGGACTTTGACTCAGACGCTATTGTTTTCGAAGGAAGAACTGCAAACAACTTCCAGATTAGACTACGTTCCGACGATCCTACTGCAGACCGTGAAGTTCGCATTCCGAACTATAGCGGTGCCTTGGTCATGGACTCTGCAACACAAACACTGTCTAATAAGACTATATTGAGTCCGACTATTAGTACACCTAGTATCAATGACACTAGTTCAAATCATCAATACATCGTTGCGGTCAATGAGTTATCGGCAGACAGAACAATTACACTACCTCTATTGACAGGTAATGACACAGTAGTTTTCAACGATCACACTGCAACGTTAACGAACAAGACATTGCAGAACCCTCTTATCAACTCTCCAATTATCGGAAAAGATATTCTTGATAGTGCGGGTAACGAATTAATACAGTTCCAAGATTCTGCTAACGCAGTTAACTACGTTAGAATTAAGAACGCAACGAGTGGTAACCCAGTATACGTACAAGCTGCCGGACAGTCTAGTTCCGATCTGTCTTTGAGAGGATCTGGTAACGGTGGTGTTAAGATCGATTCCCGATTAGTCTTGTCAACTCAAGGACTAAATAGTGGTGGTACGACCAGTTCAAATCAACCGATCACATTATTCAATAATGCTTCGGCTGGTGCAGTTACTCTTTCAGACGGTACAACCAGTCAGAACG